AGGTAATAATAACTCAGTTAAAGAGGGTAGTGAAACATCACTAGTTGTAGGTGCAAATAACTTAATTGCTGAAAACACCTCAAACGTAGCTGCATTTGGACAATCACACACAGTAGAATCAGCAGTAAGTAATGCTCAGATAATTGGTGGTGTATCTAATACTATTTCTGGTTCGAACAATTCTGTTATTGTGGGAGGAACCGGTTCTTTATTTGTTAATAACGACTCGGCTGTATTAATCAATGGAGAAAACGATGCTATAAGAGACAGCGATTTTACAACGGCTATTAACAGCCACGCTAACGAAGTAATTATAAATGGTAGTGGTCACACTGTAATAGGATTAAACAGAGAAGGTAATGGATTGGATTTACTTAACACTAGAAACAATAGTAATTTCTTAGGTGATACTTACATTGGTGGAGGTTATTTAGTTGATTCATTTACTAAAAACGTAGGTGATGGTACTAATATTTTCCTAACAGGTTCATCTTATGGAAATGGTAAACACGAGACACTCTATATTTTAAATTGGAATGGTTTATCACCAGGTACTGCCTCAATTAATCTACCTTCAGCAGCAAATAGTGATTATAAAGGAGTAGTATATACTTTTAAATTAGCAAGTAGTAATAGTGGAGAAGTAGTAAGAATTATCCCATTTGATCCAGCACAAACAATTGATGGTGCTACTTCATATTCAACATCTGGTTCGTATGCGTTTGTTTCTATTCACGCTTCAGGAAGTAAGTGGCACGTAATCGATAGTTCAACAGGAACTGGTGGTGGAAGTGCCCCTATAACATCAGGCTCATTTACAGGTTCATTTTCAGGTTCATTTACAGGCTCTATTAGTGGTAGTATTACAAGTGCTTCTTATGCTTTAACAGCTTCTTGTGCTGATAATATTAAAGTAACTAATATTGACCAACCTGACCCACTTGTATACTACTATACTCAAGTAGAATCTACAGGAAGCGGATGTAAAGCTTTAGAAACATTAGATACTATAGGATTAAGATATAATGGTAGTACTAATACTCATTTACTTAATAGTGATTTTACTGTAACAGGTTCAGTACGAATGACTGGTTCATTATCAGTTACTGGTAGTTTAAGGGGTAATGTTGTTACAATGAGTATTACTAATAGTACTACCTCAATGGATTTGTCAAGAGGTAATGCATTTTATCTATTTTTGAATACTGGTTCAGCACTTGTAACAAGTTCAAATATAGTTCCTAACCAACATATAAGTTTATTTGTATCACAAAGTGGTAGTGGTAACTTATATTTTGACAATACTTTCTATTTTAGTGGTTCTAGTTTTGCTTATACAGCATCACAAACTGCGGGTGCTAGAGATATTTTAACGTTTGAAACCTATAATATTAACCCACCTGGAATATTAAATACAGGTATTAACTACGCCTTATTACCACAAAGTGGGTCACCATTACCTGTAGTATCATTTATGTCTGCTTCAGGTGGTACTATGTTTACCTCAGGTAGTTTTAGAATCCACGTATTAACAGGTTCAGGTACATTTACTGTTCATAGAACTGGTTCAGCGCCTAATAACGTAGCTGAAATATTAGTTGTAGCTGGTGGTGGTGGTGGGTTTTCTGCTGGTGGTGGTGGAGGTGCTGGTGGCTTAATCTATTCATCTTCTTACCAGTTTGTTGCTACTTCATATCCAACCTCAAGTACTATAACTATTGGAGCTGGTGGTGCTGCTGCTACTCAAGGTAATAATACTATATTCTTTAACCAAACCGCTATAGGTGGTGGTTCTGGTGGTGCTGACAATGTTGGAACTCCTCCTAGTTCAGGTGGTTCTGGTGGTGGTACTGGTGCTAACTCAGTAGGTCAAGCTACTGGTTCAGGAACTGCAGGTCAAGGTAATAGGGGTAGTGTTGCTACTTTCTCTGGAGCACCAGCATTTGCTGCTGGAGGTGGAGGTGGAGCTGGTCAAGTAGGTCAAAACTTCTTTATAACAGCTTCTGCAACAGGTTCAGGTCCTGGTGGTTCAGGTTCTCAATATATCCAGTTTGGAGATATTACAGGTACAGGTTCACCTTTATATGGCTCACCTACTGGTTGGTTTGCTGGTGGAGGTGGAGGTCGTCGTTCAGACGCTATTAACACTTGGGCTGCTTATGGTGGTATTGGTGGTGGTGGTAATGGTAACATTTCAAACGGAGCTGGTGGAAGTGGAGTTGCTAATACCGGAGGAGGTGGTGGTGGAGGTGCTGCTGGTGGTGCTGCTGGTACTGGTGGTTCAGGTATAGTAATAATAAAATATAGATTTCAAACATAATGGGATATTGGACTAAACTAGACAACAATAGAATAGTAGTTGAGGTAGTAGAAGCATCTGAGGATGTTATAGCTTCGGGTATTTTAGGATTACCTCAAAACTTTGTAGAAACATCCTTAACTGGAGAGTTTAGATATAATTACGCTGGAATAGGATACACCTATGATTTAGTAGCTAATGCTTTTATAGCTCCTAAACCTTGTGATGAAGCTGTTTTAAACACAATTACCTATCAATGGGATACTACACCTTGTTTTCCACCTTCAGGCTCAATTTAAAAGACTATATCTACATAACAAGTATTTATTGACATGGCCCAAACGTACAAATATACAATAGTAGGAGATACTCAACCTGCAGTAAAAGGGAATGAGGCGTTAGATGCTTCTGTTAATAGGGTTGATGCTAGTACTAATAAACTTAAAGCAGATACTCAACAATTATCTCAAGAACAAAGAAAACAAGCTGAGGAGGCTAATAAAGCATTTAGTCAACAATTAGAAAATAAAATTAAAACCACTGATTCTTTAATTAAAGGTTTAGGAGGTACAGTTAATTTACTTACAGGTACACTTACTACTGTTGTAGGTACTTTAGGATTATTTGGAATTGATGATGAGCAAATTGAAGGATTCCAAAAAGCAGCAATATCCGTTTTAGCATTAAGTACAGGTATAACTCAACAACTTACTGGTTTAAAAGATGTAACTGAAGCACAAAAACTACAAAATGAAGTAACTAACGCAAGTACAATTGCTGAACAAACTAATACAACTGCTCTTATAACTAACAAAGATGCTGTGAGGGGTGTAACATCAGCCTTCCAACAATCAGCACTTTCAATTGGTGTTGAAAACATTGCAGTAGCTGAAAATACTGTATTAAGAGGTACTAATTCAATTGCAGATGAAGCTAATACAATAGCTAAATCAAATAACTCAATTGCTACTATAGCAAACGCTGCCGCTCAAAAATTATTAAACTTAGCTATTAAAGCAAATCCATACATTGCTCTTGCTTCTATTTTAGTTTCAGTTACTACTTTAATTATTGGTATTACCTCAGCATTATTTTCAAATACTAAAGCCGAAGAAGATAATACTGAAGCAAAAGAGTTAAATGAAAGAGCAATTAAAGCACAAAAAGATGCTACGGATGCTCTAACTAAAGCTCGTGGTCTTTCTGATGTGCAATTAGCTAAACAACAGGTTTTAGAGGCTAAAGGTGCTAAAGCGCAAGCTGAAAGACAATTTTTATTAGCCCAATCTGAGGGTAGATTTTCTCAAAAACGAGAAGAGGCTAGAATAGCATTAGTAGAGGCAACTACGGCATTAACAAATGCAGAAACTAATTTACGTGAAGTCGAAAACGAAGCTAGAGCAAAAGCTAAAGATGATGCTAAAACAGCAGCAGACAAAGTAAAAGCATTACGTGATGAACGCTTAGAAACAGAAGGATTAATTCAGGTAATTAAAAGTTTAGGTGATGAATTAGCTAATGATATTTTAGGTATTACAGACAAGGAGATAAAACCAGATACCTTTTTTGATCCTAATAATTTAAAAAGTGTAGATGATACACTTAAAAGTATTGTCATCTCTCTTGAAGCTTTAGATTTAGAAGAATTAAACGAACCTGTTAAATTCCTATCTCAGGAACAATTAGATATTTTAAAACGATTACGTGGTGAGTTAAATAGTGAGCTTAAAAGACAATTATTTGATAGAGAAAAACAGTATAATGATGAATTAGCTTTATTTGCTGATAATGAAGAAGCAAAAACACGTTTAACTGAAGAATACGAGCAAGACAGAGCTAAATTACGTAGACAATTTGCTATCCAAACTGCTACTGAAATTGTTGGGATTACCTCTAATTTTGTAAATATTTTAGCTGAGATTAATCAACAATCACTTGAATTACAATTAGCACAAGCTGCAGGTAATCAAGCCGCTATTGATAAAATTAATGCTGATGCACTTGAGAAACAAAAGAAATTAAGAATAGCTCAAGTATTAATCACTACAGCTGAATCTATTCTAAACGGATTTAATGCTACTTCTACTTTACCCCCACCATTTAACTTTATTGCAGGTGGTGCATTAGCTCTTGCTTATAGTGCTTTAGGAGCAAAAACAATTAAAGCTATTAATGCTACTACTTTAGAAGGTGGTGGTTCTACTGGTGGGGGATTTAATAATATCCCAAGTGGTGGTGGATTTAGTTTGCCAGGTGGTGCAGGTGTGCCAGCAGGTGGTTCACAAGGTGCTATTTTACCAGGTTTAGGTGGTGGTAGAGTAGCTACTCCTACAATTGGAACAGTTGATCAAGGTCCTATTCGTGCCTATGTTTTAGCAGGAGACGTTTCAAATGGAGTACAAGCAAATATCGCATTAAACAACCGTCGTCGTTTAGCAGGGTAAACATAATATTTATTGAACAGATGAAAATTGTACAATTAGAACTTTTAGAGGATTCAATCCTAGCAGGTATTGATGCTATGGCATTAGTTGAAAAACCAGCAATTGAAGATGAATTCTTTGCTTTTAGCGCAGAAAAATTTGCCGAAACATATAATGATTATCCAGAAGCAGCAGTTGAAGCAGCTAAACAGGGTATTAAACGTAATGAAGAAACCGGTAATAAATGCGCTACACAAGTAGGTAAGGTTAGAGCACAACAATTAGCCAACCGCGAATCAGTATCGCTTGATACCGTGAGAAGAATGCGTGCGTTTCTTATTAGACAAAAAGATAATTACGAATTAGCTCGTAGTAGAAGAGACTACGATGCGTGTGGCTACATCTCATATTTGTTATGGGGTGGAGAACCAGCATTATCTTGGGCTGAAAAAACATTAAGACAAGCCGGTGAAGAATTTGCTAAAATTGGTCCTAGAGGTGGTGTTAAAGAATCACCTAAAGCACCTAAATCAGATACTAAAAACCCAGATCCAAAAGGTCAAGGTACTGCTCGTGGTGATGCAGGTACAACTCGTGGTGCAGAAGTAGATGCTGCTACAGAAAAATCACTACAAAAGAAAGCAGACGAATTTAACGAAAAATATAAAGATAAATTAGGATACGGTGCTAATGTAGGTGCCTTAAAATCGGTTTATCAACGTGGTTTAGGCGCTTATAACACATCTCGTAGCCCAGCTGTTGCAGCTCGTGGAGGTGCAAAACAATGGGCAATGGCTCGTGTTAATGCTTTCCTTTACCTAATTAAAAACGGTAGACCACAAAATAGAAATTATACGACTGATTACGATTTACTTCCTACTAAACACCCTAAACGTAAGAATTTTAACCAGATAATGGAATCTATCATTGCTCAAAAAATGGTTGAGCAAATGATGTTTTCAATCAGTAGAGAAATAGATGTGTTTGGTTATAAAACCAAATATTTTTATATTTGTCCAGGTGCAATAGGAACATTTAATCATTTAAAAACAATGAATCCTGATGAGGATACAATTGGTATGATTCGTTCTGCAGCACAAATTGCTGATAATGTATTTAAGATTGAAGCAGATGTATTAGCATCTAAATCAGCTACTCCAGAACAATTACAAGAAGCTACTATTTTAGTAGATGACTTTAAAGATTTGATGGGTGAGATAGATGAAATACTAAAAATGCCACACGATATATCTTATATGGACGGGCATATTGAAGTTATTAAATCGTACCTACCACAAGAATTTGGTTTAGATGTTTCAGGTTTACCTAATTATTTAAATGAGCCTACTGGTAAATTAACAGTAAATAAAGAAGCATCATATGGATTTGCCGCTTTAGAGGATCAACAAATGTTGATTGGACCTGCAATGGTTCCAGGCAAACTAATCCCACGTAAAGATGAAAACGGAGACACATATTACGTTTACTTTACTAAGGATACAATTAAAAAATTAGCCTATAAGGCAATGAAAGATAAAATCATTGACCGAGTTAACATTGAACATAATTCAGGTGAACTTGTTGACGATGTTTATTTAGTAGAAAGCTGGATTGTAGAAAATCCACAAACAGATAAAGCTAGAGAATACGGACTTAATCCAGTAGAAGGTACTTGGATGACAATGTATAAAGTAGATAATTTAGGTGTTTGGGAAGGATACGTTAAACCAGGTTTAGTTAGAGGCTTCTCAATTGAGGGCTATTTTGCAGAACAAGTAATAACACAATAATTATGCCCGTAGATAGAAACCCAGGCGAAGGTAGAGACGAGTTCTTATCTCGTTGTATCTCAACAGAAGTAGAAGCAGGAATGGATAGAGACCAAGCGTCAGCCATATGCTACACAAAATTAAAAAAAGTAAATATGCAGGAAGAAGGTCCTGCTATTCCACAAGAAGAAATTGACTATTGTATGAACATGCTAAAAGGACAGAATCCATCTTATGTGGGTGCTGGCGCTATGAAGATTTGTATTGCTCGATTGACAGCTAAAAAGCTAAATCAAGATAAATACGATATCTAAGTATATGTATAAACATATAAAGTTAACTAGTATTAACCTTAATAAATAAAAAATCCCTATGACATCATCTGAATTAAAATCTCTTGTCAAGGAATATTTTAACCTTACCGAAGTTAAATTTGGCGAAATTTTTGACGAGAACAAAGCATTCAAAATTGTATTTGAAGGCGCTACTCTCGAATTAGGTATGCCAGTTAAAGTGGTAACTACAGACGGCCAAGAAATGGACGCTCCTGATGGTTTTCACAAACTTGAAGGTGGTATGGTCATTAAAACTGAAGGTTCTAAAGTAGTAGAGATCACGACCTCATCAGAAATGAAAGAGGAAATGGTTGAAGAGACTTTAGAGGGCGGTAAAAAACTCGCTGAAGAAAAAATGGCTGAAGTTGAAATTCCTGACGTAGTAGAGCAGTTCCCTGTAGAAGTACAACGTGGCGCTGAATACGAAGGCAAGAAAGAAGAAATGGAAACTGAAGAAGAGGCAATGACCAAAAAGGACATTGTTGAAGCAGTAGCCAAAGCAGTAGCTGAAGAGCTTACTGAAATGAAAAAAGAAATGGCAAAAATGAAGGAGAAGATGGAGAAAATGTCCGCTGAACCTGCTGCCGAAAAAACCCTTCCAGCATCTAAAAAATTTGCATTGGAAACAACCGTAGCTACCCCAGTTAATGCTGCTCGCTATGAAATGATGAAAAATCTTATTAAAACCAAAAAATCTAAATAATCATGAGCTTAAACGTATCAGCTTTAGCGGACTTTAACAACCAGATTGCTGGTGAGTTAGTCCTTAAGATGGTTTACGGTGGTAGCACTATCGAGTACGTAACTGTACAAGAAGGTGTTAAATTCCAAGAGCCAATCAATTTGTTTGAGGTTAGTTTGTTTATGAACAACAGTGCTTGTGTATCAAGTGCTTCTGGTTCAGCAACCTTTACTCAACGCACTATCGAGGTTTGTCCTCGTACCTCTTTCGACGCACTTTGCTTGAAAGATCTTGACAAAAAGTACTTAGGTATCTCTTCACTTGAGCGTGGCTCATATAATGAGACTTGGGCACTTGCAAACGCTTACTCTGAGCTATTGGTTAACCAATTCCAGAAAGCTAACGACCAATTCCTATGGCAGCAAGTATCTGCTTCATATTCTACCTTCGGTGGAACTTGTGCTGTATCAGGTCTTAACAGAATCATCACTGGTTCTACTTCAGGTGTTGTAACTATTCCTTCTTCATCACTTGCCGCAGCTAATATCTTAGCTACTATGGACTTGATGATTGCTACTTCTTCTGCTGACGTAGCTGACCGCGATGACTTAACATTCTTTATGAGTGTTACTAACTTCCGTAACTACGTTGCTGGATTACGTGCCGCTAACAATTTCTACTTTGATCCTTCAAGCATCACTAACCGTGGTGGTTTGTATGAGATGGCTTATCCTTTCCAACCAAACATTAAGGTTGTTGGAACAACAGGTCTACAAGGTTCAAATCGTGTAGTACTAGGACCAGCTAAGCAAATCGTTGTAGGTACTGACTTATTAAGCGATTTCTCAGAATTCCAATTGTGGTACGATATTAACACAGACACTCTCCGTCACCGCATTTCTACCAAGTTAGGTGTGAACATCGCTTACCCTGAGTTCTGGGTTTCTAACGATCTAGCCTAAATCAATCTTGCTTGAAGGGGGGATGCACTGCTCTCGCTGAACCCCGGATAGCTTTTCACTAATAAAAATAAAAACCAAATACTATGTCTTGTGATATAACTTCAGGATTTACTCTCGGATGTCGTGACAACGTGGGTTCAATCAAACAAATCTACATTTTATCTGGTTCTGTTACTAACGTCGTTGACGCAAGTGAAGGATTGATTAACGCAATCACTGGTTCAGGTACTTTCTTTACTTTTGAATTATTCCGTGAAACCTCTGATTACGCAGAAAACGTAACTGTAGCTCCAGAAAACGGAACAGTTGTTTACGAACAAACCGTAAACGCTGTATTCTTTAAAATGCAGACTGCTACTCGCAACCAAATTAAAGTATTAGCTCAAAACCCAAACATCAAAATGATCGTTGAGACAAACAACGTAGGTAACACTTCACAATACGTTTACGTAGGTGAAGAGTACGGCGTACAGTTGTTAACTTCAGCAGGAGGTACTGGTACCTTGTTTGGTGACCGTAACGGCTACACTTTAACCTTCACTGGTAGAGAACCAAATCCAGCTAGCTTCGTTTCAGCTTCTTCTGAGACTCAATTGCTATCTCGTTTATCAGGAATTACAATTTCCTAATAATTAAACAACTAAGTGGGGGTTATGCTTTATGCATAGCCCCTATCTTGGTATTATTATACTATGTTCCAGTTAAACAAATCCCAAACAATAAACACAGTAGCATTTTATCCCAATGAAGTAGTTGCTTCAGGGAGTGGGGTGTTATTTACATTTACACAATCTTATAGTAATACTGTAACTGGCAGTATTCAAGCTAGCGTTATTTCAGACCCATCAAATACTTCTTGGGTTATTGCTCAGTTTTCTGGTTCATTCTTGCCTTCCGCATCAGGACAATATACATTTGAGAGCTTTGAGCTAATAACCTCAGGTTCAGCTATTTGGAACTTAGATATTACGCAATGGCAAGCTGCAGCAACTAATTGGGAGAGTGCTTCAGGCACCTTGATTGGTGATTTAATCTCTACAGATCGCGCTATTA